GAATGCCGTAGGTGACGTTCGTTTCCGCTTGTAACAACGCATCTGGCGGCCCTCGATGACCCATAGCACGAGCGGTCGCAGGCTTGATCTGCATGAGCCCATAGTTGCCTTCGCTGACAACACGGGGCTGAAAGCTGCTTTCGACTTTGACGACCCCAAGCACAAGGGCAGGATCGATATTTGACCGAACGGATTCCTCATATATCACCTTTTGGATTGGAGTTAGGTTCGGTGGCGGCATAGTTTGACAGGCCGTCAAACATAACGACATGGCAACAATATGTATCAATTTCAATTCCTGTCCTAACGAGGAACGACTGTCCCATCTAGTTTGCGTTTCCATTTGCTGCCTTTTCCAAACGGCAATGGAGTTTTTGACTTTTTTAAGCCTAGAGTGGATGCTTTGGTACGTTTGGCTTGAGCGGCATTCTTGTGGTCTGCCTTAGTCTTTTCTGTCGCACAGTTTACACAAGTCAGGCGGATATTGCTATCTGTATCATCGCCACCCATCTCCAACGCTCTGACATGCTCATAAATGAACTTGCCGGGCATCAGGCGGGTGTTGCATAGCATACAGATGCCTTTTTCCCGTTCCCAGATGGCTAGTTTGCGCCGGGTTGATAGAGATCCGCGTTTGGTGGTGCCAACATCCTCACGCATGCGGATACTCAAACGGGTTATCAGTGTGCAGTAGATGCTGCGGATACCACCATGCGGCATCACCTGTTTCATCTTTTGGGCGGAAAAACTGTTGCTGCCTGACTTCATCGGCATAGGCCCAACCAGCAATGGTGCATACGGCGTCTTGCACAATGATCAGGAAGTACGGCAGATTGGGCTTGTCCCGCTCATACTCTCGAATGATCAACTTGCCATGTGGAAGTGTGGTTGCTCGGATATGTAGCCCTTCAATGTCAGGTTCGCCACCCACATTGATAGTGGGACACCAATAGATGTTATATCGTTTGCAGTAGGCCATTTCGGCAATGGCCCCGATGATATCTGCATCCCAGTGATACTTTGAGTTTGTAGTGTCAGGTAGGTTTCTTTGGCGGGATGCTATGCGCCGCATAACACCTAATTGGGATGCCAACATCAGTTCGCTGTTGGTTAAGTCTACTCGACAGATCATTTGATATCCTTACTTGTAAGGTTTGTTTGTCCTCACTGCGATGTACTCGTAGCTCATGAACCCAAGTTTTTTCTGCACGAGCAGGATATAGCCGCGCTCATACAGTGACCAAGCCATGTTCCGCAAAGCAGAGATCTTTGTCTTACCGTCCGTCTCATGGTCAATGTCCCGGCAAATGAAGCCAGTGTAATACATGTACGCACGGCCTTTTTTAGATTCTTTGACCCAGTCAAGCATGGTGTATTTTTCCGATTGCTGAACATCATATGTCATCTGAAGCTATTCCCCGCACGTAGGTTGGATGATTCGGTTCGCCACGCCTCAATAATTGTTTCTGCTGTCGATCGTTCAGAGCGGTACAGCTCATCCTTCTCGGCGGCTTCAATTTCTTTCTGGCAAGCGACAACGTACTCCGCATGAGATTCGCTGTAAGCCTCTTTGAAAGCTACCGTCCCCTCCGCTGAAAGGAAGAGACGGGAGCGCACTTGTTTACGCTCAAACTCTGCACGAAGCCTCAAAGCACGAGCGGCTGCAATGAGTTCTGACGACTTTGCCAGATACTCCAATGCATTTTCGACCATCTCGTCACTGATCAGTTTCGTCAAAGCTTGTGCCTTTATGTGTACCCTTGGGGAACAGACGCACCCAGACCTCACCTCGAACATCTGGCAAAGGCAGTGCTTCCAACTTGATATTGATCATTTCGTTTTCAAAACTGACAAAGGCGATGCCAAGATTGATTCGCCTTGTGATGCCACGTTTGTCAGTCCTGAAACTAATGACATCCCACTTTTCGTCGTCGTTGGTCATTTCAATTCCTTAAAAAGGGATAAAATCGTCGTTCTCTACAACCGCTGGTGCGGGTTTAGCCTTCGGGCCTTCACCATTGTCTACAGTAAAAGAAAGCGCAAGAAATTTGATGCCAGCCTTAGATGTTCTGATCCGAGCCCAAATCTGATACTTTTGACGATTGATTTCAGCCTTGCCCGTGTAGTCTGGCTGGCTTTCTTCTGTCTTATAGTTATTCTTATATAATGCGCCGGAGTTGTTATTATCGTACTGTGTCATTGTTTGGTTCCTTTCAGCGTGTTGACACGTTTAGATACAGTTTCAACTAGTTTATCATATGCTGGGTTGCCTTTGACCAAGCCAAGACTAGCACGGTCTTCGATGGCATCATTCCACCATGCCTTGAGTTCTTCGCTTGTCGTAAAATTATTTACCATGTGCTGGGATGCCTGCAAGTAAGTTTCCACAAGCTCATCGTGATGCAGCTGTTTGGTAGTAGCCTGCTGAGGGGCAGCATCAACCTCTGGGTCATCACCTGTGGCAATCTGGAAAAGCTTGAACAGCAGATACTTGTTCGCGCCTGTCATTGCCTTGTAGACACCCTTGTCACCAATGCCCTTGGAGTTCTTATCGTTGCCACAGCCCGGCACACGAATCTTCTCAGGCCAAACAGCACCTGACTTGTGCATAAGGGTGTAGGACATAATGATATCAGTATTGCCAGTGGCATGGTCGAGGGCACCGCTTTCAAACGATGGGATCAGCATCAACCCAACATCAACCATTGCTGGTCGAAGGGCATCAAGCAGTTTCATCTCGGACACATAACGGTATTTATGAAAGTCGTTGGTTGCGTCTTTTTGGACATATGCCACTTTGCCCATGACTTCATGTAGGGCATCGGCAATGATTTGAATGGCCATAAATTGAGCATCTGGTTTTGGTTCAAGCTTACCCATGATTTACCTCATTTGTAGGGTGGTACCACCGTTTGATAGGGCTGCGCCGGGGACATCCTCATTGTTCATAAGGGCATCCTTGATGGCTGTTTTGTTAGGCTCTTTCTTAACACGAACAAACTTATCTGGTATTTGACTTTCGTCAACAATAACCACTGATGTAGGTTTTTGTGCAATTGACACGGTCTTCTCGATGCCAACAAATTTTTTCAACTGGGCATCTTCTAACAATATCGCAATGCTCTGACGCAGGTTCCGCGCCTTATATTCGTAGCGGCTTTGCCGTTCTTTCAATTCTTCGCTGCGTTTCTGGATGTACTTGACCATATACTCAGCCACGATAACGCTGTCGATCAACTCGTTAATCACATTGTCAAAATTAACTTCTGCCTCAAGCATATCCAAACGCAGCTGAGTGTCGGTCAGCAATTCGGGATACAGATGCAGAAGATTGTTAACTTCAGCACGGATACGGGTGAAATTCTTCATTGTGGGATCTTCCCGGCTAACCATGCGTTGAAAGCTAATGCGATCGGGGTGAGGATGATCAGCCAACAAAAAAGCGTGATCAAATCATTGAATGCTGTTATACCTTCGGTGGTCATTTCGGTGTCTCCTTTGGTTAGAGGGGCAGTTATTGACGCAAAACAAACGATTGGCAAGCAAAAAATGATGATCGAACTTAGTACTCCACTTCCCTTGCTCACGCCGAAGGGGAAAGCCTTCTGCCACTTCTTGATTGATTATGGTTTTGAGCATCATTTAATGTGGGTGTGTTTTCAGGACGACACAGGTGAGTGTTGGACTTGGCCAAACCATCAGATACGAGTGCAGTCAAACCCTACTGGCGAGAGGTACACTACTAATGATCACACTAAGATTGCCTCTGGCCCCAAGCGCGAACCAGCTGTGGGAACAGGGGCGGGGCCGGACGTTCAAGAGCAAAAAGTACAAGGACTGGCTCGAAGAGTGCGGGTGGCTTATAAAACAACAAACACGCGACCTGATTAACGGAAACTACATCATCCATATCGTAGCGGTACGGCCCGATCGTCGCCGCCGGGATCTGGATAACCTACTGAAAGCCACCAGTGACTTGCTGGTAAAAAGCAAAATCGTACCAGATGATTCGTTATGTAAAGCCCTTGCTGCCGAGTGGGTAGAAGAAGGCGACCCCATGACAGTGTACATTTACGATCACGATGATGAAGAGGCACAGAACCAATGGGTTATGTTGACGAGCTGAGATTGCATTACAAGGGCATCAGAGGGCGTTTGTATGGTTTGAGCGGCCCTACTGGGCTTAGAGCCCCGCAGCCGCCTGAGAAGCCTAAAAACGAACCAGAGCAAGAAACCGTGTTCGCCATCAACACGCACAGGCACCGTTTTATCAAAATGCTAAAAGAGGTTGCAGCGATGCATGGCATTGACCCGGCAGAAGTGATGGAGCGCAACCGCAGGTATCCTGTCGTCAGAGTGCGGCAAGAGGTGTTTGTCCGGGCTAGGGATGACATGAACATGTCGTTCTCATCGATCGGCAGGATAATGGGCCTTGACCACGCCACGGTCATGCACGGTTATTACAAACTGAAAAAACAAGGTGCTTTACAAACCGCGCCTTCCGCATATTATGAAGATGCTAGTTTCTCCTAGCTTCCTCCCTAAACTTGACCCCAGCATTGCTCCAAGGGTGCTGGGGTCTTTTTAAATCAAGTGCCAAACATGAAAAAACTTCGAGACTACCAATCAGACGCTATAGATCAAATTCGCCAGTCCTTTCGTGAGGGCAACAAGCGTGTCGTGCTGCAAATGCCGACAGGTGGCGGCAAGACGGCTGTGGCGGGTGCAATCATCCGCATGGCCAGAGAAAAGGGCTCACGGGTCTGCTTTGTTGTTCCTGCCCTATCTCTGATCACCCAGACAGTTAATTCATTCATTGCCGATGGCTTACCTGATGAAGACATCGGTGTAATTCAGGCCATGCATGAGCGCACAGATTGGAGGCGACCAATCCAGATTGCATCGGTGCAGACGCTCAACCGTCGAGAGTTGCCAAATGTGGATCTGTGGGTCATTGACGAGTGCCATGTCGTATTCAAGTTGTACATGACCATTTGCCAAGGTTCGACACCGATGATCGGTTTGTCAGCCACGCCTTGGGCTAGAGGTCTAGGCCGCATTTACCAAAAACTGATCATAGGCACGACAACGCAGGATCTGATTGATAAAGGTCACCTGTCTGGCTTTGTTGCATATGCACCAGCGCATCCTGATCTAAGCGGTGTTCGATCATTGGCCGGGGATTACCATGAGGGTGATTTAGGCAATGTGATGGACAGCGACGAATTGATTGCTGATGTGGTGGATACGTGGTTAAAAAAAGGCGAAGGCAGGCCAACACTATGTTTTTGCGTCAACCGCCTGCATGCCAAGCATATGTGTGAACAATTCAAACAATCTGGGGTTAGGGCAGAATATGTCGATGCATTTACAGAAATTGAAGAACGCGACCGAATCAATGCTTTATTTCGCGCTGGCGATCTTGATATTATTTGTAACGTGGGTGTTCTTACTACTGGTGTGGATCTACCGTTCGTTAGTTGCATTATCTTATGCCGCCCAACTCGCAGCGAGATTTTGTACACTCAAATTATCGGACGAGGACTTAGACGGCATCCCGGTAAAGATGATTGCCTTATCCTTGACCATAGCTCTACTACTTCTCGCCTTGGCTTTGTTACGGACATAGTCAAGGATACTCTTGATCAGGGTGAGCGCAATGTACAGAAGGCCGATCGTAAAGAACCCCTACCCAAAGAGTGCCCCAAGTGCCACTATCTTCGCCCTGTTAAGGTTTCGACGTGTCCTGCATGCGGCTTCAAAGCTGTGGCGACAAATAATATTGAAACCGAAGAAGGCGAACTACATCAGGTTAAGTCAACCGGGCGAAAAGCAACTAGCACTGAGAAGGCTCAGTTTTTCGCTGAGATCAAATGGTATGCACTCCAACGTGGATACTCAAAAGGTTGGGCGGCGCATCTTTTTAAGGAACGCTATAAAGTTTGGCCAAACCACTATCAAGATGTACTACCCTGTTTCGCCACGCAAGATACGGTAAACTATATCAAATCAAGGCAGATAGCCTACGCCAAAAGGAAAGCAAAATGAACACGACTGAATTGGCCCGAAACAAGTGGCACGAGATCCTGCCAAAACTAGGCGTTGATACAAAATACCTTACAACTCAGCATGGCCCTTGCCCAATGTGCGGAGGCAAAGATCGGTTT